CCCAACCTTCGTGACGGTGGATGCCGTCGTAGTGCAGTGTGGGCACATTCTGATGATTCGTCGTCGGGCAGAACCTGGAAAGGGTCTCCTTGCCCTTCCTGGAGGGTTCCTGGATGCCTTAACCGACAAGTCACTAGAGGATGCTATGATACGGGAGGTAAGGGAGGAAACTCAACTCAAGGTGCCTGCTCCAGTTCTTCGTGGTAATATAGTAGAAGCAAAAGTCTTTGATGCGATTGAACGAAGCACCAGAGGTAGGACAATCACTCACGCATTTCACATCAAACTTCCTAACGGAGAACTTCCAAAAGTCAAAGGTGGAAGTGATGCTACATCTGCAAAATGGATTCCAATTTCCAAAATCAATCCAAGTGAGTGCTACGAAGACCATTACGAAATCATCAACTATTTTACTGGAGTTTAAATGAAAACCATTAAAGGAGACCTAATCAAACTCGCAGAACAAGGTAAGTTTGATATTATCGTTCACGGATGCAACTGTTTTCACACTATGGGTGGTGGTATTGCAAAACAACTTGCAGACCGTTACCCAGAAGTATTGGAAGCGGATAAATGCACTGCATACGGAGAAGCAATCAAACTAGGCATATGGACTGAAGCAATAGTTGAAGTAAATGAGAATGCATTTACGGTCGTAAATGCTTACACTCAATACAAATGGAGTTCCGGTTCCGATGTATTTGAGTATGAGGCATTTCAACGATTTTTAAAACTATTTGCTGAAAGTGTTTTATATTGCCCATCTAGAATTAAAATCGGTTTCCCTCAAATCGGTGCTGGACTTGCTGGTGGTGATTGGAGTAGGATTTCTAAGATGATTGAAAAGTTCTCAGAAGATGTTGCTTGCTATGCTGACGTAACTGTGGTAGAATATCAACCTTAACACATTATCTACTATGAAAGCAACTGAGTTTTGTTATTGGTTACAGGGTTATTTTGAAATTTATGGAGCATCTACAACCCCAGGAAATTCTCTTACTGATGAGCAAGTAGAGTTGATTCAAAGACATCTTGCTCTTGTTTTTAAGCACGATATTGACCCACAAGCAGGATCACCTCAACATCAACAAATGTTGAATAATATTCACAGTGGTAACGAACTGTTTAAGTGTTAAACCAACCATAGTCAGGTGTAAAGACTTTAAAACACAAAAGTCCTTTGGATAGACCGAAGGCATTGTCCACATTTTAAGGAGTTTAAAATGATTAACAAAACGATTATCACAAACACAGATTCTTACAAGTTTTCGCAATACAATCAGTATCCCGAAGGGACTACGAATGTATATTCCTATGTTGAAAGTCGTGGAGGTAGTTGGAAACAAACTGTTTTCTTCGGTCTTCAAATCTTTCTAAAGGAGTATCTTTCTAATCCTATTACTCAGGAAGATATTGATTTTGCTGAACTGATTGCTGGGGGACACGGAGAACCTTTCAATCGTGAAGGTTGGGAGTATATTCTTCGTCAATACGGTGGTAAGTTGCCTATTCGTATCAAAGCAGTTCCTGAAGGTTCTGTAATTCCTGTGAAGAATGTTCTTGCTACTGTTGAAAATACTGACCCTCAATGTGCTTGGTTGACAAGTTATATTGAGACTGCACTTCTCAGGAGTATTTGGTATGGAACTACGGTTGCTACTAACTCCTACGAAAGTAAGAGAATCATTCACGATTACTTGATGAAAACTGGAGATCCCAGAACGATTGAGTTCAAACTTCACGATTTCGGTGCTCGTGGTGTATCTTCCTTTGAGTCTGCTGGTATTGGTGGTCTCGCACACCTTGTAAACTTTCAGGGAACTGATACGGTAAGTGCTTTGCTTTATGGTAAAGAATACTACAACATTGATATGGCAGGATTCTCTATTCCTGCTATGGAACATAGCACCGTGACTTCTTGGGGTAGAAAGGGTGAAGAAGATTCTTACCGTAATATGGTAAAACTCTACGGCAAACCTAACGGTCTCTTTGCTTGCGTAAGTGATAGTTATAACATTTACGATGCCTGTCATATGTGGGGCACTGTTCTGAAGGATGATGTAATCAACTCTGGTGCAACTCTTGTGGTTCGTCCTGATAGTGGTTATCCTCCAGAAGTTGTAACTGAGTGCCTTAAGATTCTTGATAGTCACTACGGACACACGGTAAATGATAAAGGATTCAAAGTCCTTAATCACGTTCGTATTATTCAGGGTGATGGTATTACTCAAGATACGATTGACCGAATTCTTTATAAAGCAATGACTGCTGGATATTCTGCAGACAACATTGCCTTCGGTCAAGGTGGTAAACTTCTTCAAAGTATTGACCGTGATACTCAGAAGTTTGCAATGAAGTGTTCTTCAATTGAAGTTAAAGGGGAACAAAGAGATGTGTATAAGAGTCCAATTACCGATATGGGTAAAGAATCCAAGAAAGGTCGTGTAACACTCTATCGTAATGATGAAGGTTATTTCACTGACCTGGAAGGTAGGACTGATGCTGAAGAAGTTCTTGAAACTGTGTTTGAGAACGGTGAAATCATCAAGGAATATACCTTTGATGAGGTCCGATACAATGCTTCTGTAATTGTCTGAGGACACTCTGACAACTGGCACAGGGCATCCTTCGGGGTGCCCTTTCTTGCCTTATAATAACACTGAACAACTCATTCGTTCGATTTATGAAGAATCTACATCAGGATCACTTTGAGGATTTTATTCTCACTGGAGACTTTCGTGCTTTGAATGCACTCACAAAGGACTTTCATCTTTCTACCAAGATTGATGGGAGTCCTGCTGTAGTTTTTGGTAAGAATCCTGCAACAGGTAAGTTCTTTGTATCTACAAAATCTGCATTCAACAAAGTAAAGATCAAACTCTGTCATTCTCATGAAGAAATTGATTCACACTTTCAAGGTGAAGTTGTAGACATTCTTCATGATTGTTTTGATTATCTACCTCGCACAAATTCTATCTTTCAATGTGATTTTCTGGGGACTGGTAATTCTGACGTTGTTCAACCCAATACAATTTCTTACATCTTTTCAGAAGTAGTTACTCAAAAGATTATTGTCTCTGTTCATACTCAATGGGCAACGGAAGGTGAACTCAAAGATGCTTATGTAATGGGTTCAGCACCTCAGTTTGAGTCTGATGATGATGTATATTTTGTAGATAATTCTGCTCATCAGACTGTAGATTGTGAAGACTTTGTAGATGTGATTGGATTCATCAAACAGATGGCAACTACAGTCACGTTTGCAACCGAAAAGGAAGTCAAAGAAATTAAAAAACAAATTAATGCATGTATTTGGGAAAATCGTGAAATTATACCTGAAGAGTTTGATAATCCTGCTTTGATTTCTCTCTGGAAAGTTGCAGAGAGTGTAAAACTGGATTTTCTACACTTTTGTCGTGCTGATCGTGCCCCTGCTTCTTATTTGTATGGAGAAGAAATTAATCATGAAGGGTTTGTTCTTCAAAATGAAGAGGTAATTGTAAAATTCGTAAATCGTAGAGTGTTCTCTCATGCGAATTTTCTAAATAACAATAAAAAATGAAAACCTTTTCACAGTTTCAAGAAGACGCTGGCAGTGGTAGAAGTAAACAATATGCAGATGAACGAATCAGAAGAAAATTCAATGTTCCTTCTCCTATTCAAATTAATAAAGAGCGAAAATTAGCGTATATGTTACAAAGAGATCTACCACCACCATTGTATAGGTCATCAACACCATAAATATCTAAAAAGTATTTCTTAAAGATGTTAAAGGAAGCAAAGGTTGATGATCGTTTGAGTCCATCTCAAAAAGAAATCATTCGTAATCGTCGTTTAAGTTCTAACGACAGATTACCAGTTCATGGTGAGTCTCCAGGAGATACAGAAAATAGACTCACACAAACCAGAAGAAGAAGAACCGCAAGAGATCGTGGTGGTCAAACAGTTAGAGGATCAAAATTACCAAAGTATAACAAACATGCCGAATTTGGTGGAGTTACTTATCAAAAAGACTTGAATCCCGATAAAGTATCAGCAAGAAGATCTGAACTTCGCGCAAAAAGAGCAAAAAACAATATTAGATCTTTTAAAGAAGGAAAGACTTTCTCAGAGTTTTTAGAAGAAGCAAAAAGAATAAAACTTGTAAGAATGTATCATGGCACACCCAAATCATCTGCAGATAAGATTAAAAAATCCGGATTTAATACTTCAGATGTTTATACATCAACAGATAGAGGAATTGCCCAATCTTTTGGTAGTAGACATGGCGAAAAAAATACAGAAGTGATTTCATTTAGAGTTCCTAAAAAGAGCATTGGTACTCCAGGTAAAGTGATGAAAACTGATGGGCAAAGGGCAGTTGATAAATGGGGGAGAGAACATTATTCAACTACTATGAATCCCAAATATGCAGAAAAACATATCTCAAACGACACGGGAGTAATACATTCTCCAAAGATTCCAGTTCAATATAGAAAAAAATATTTTAAGGATAACCCAAATAGTAGATTTAAACCAAGAACTAAAACTCAACCAAAAAGAAAATGAAGACTTTTCAAGAATTTCTTCTCATTGCAGAAAAGTATTATGCTCCTGATGAGAAGTTGCCATCAGGTAAGACACCAGAAGAGAAGGCAGAAGATCGTGATGAACGACCATATTCATCAAAAACAAAGAAAATACTACAACAGATGAGAACCAGAAAATTTGTTCGACACGGTGCAGACAATCCCGAATTGAATCGCCATTCTTCTACACAGAGTGATGTGATTGGTGGTCCAGGATGGATGTCAGTAGGTGATAAAGAGACGGGAATTTATTATAATGTGAGTCATAATGGAAGAACAAAGGATGGAAAGAGAGTATTTAATGTAACGTGGAATCATAGTGATAGACCATCAGAACTGGAAAAAGATCCAGAGAGAAGAACTGAGTTAGTCCGTGCAGCAAAAGATGTATGGAAACAAGATGTTGAACATCGTCTTCCACACGGATCAATTGTCACCAATCGTCCTACTGAAAATAATAGGTATGATGATCAAAAGGGTGAGACAAAGAAAAACACAAGATCACGTTTATATCAAAGAGCAGGATTTGGTGAAATGAATCCAGAAACGGGAAAACAATTTGCTCAAGTTGGTCGCCAATTAAATACAAAACAAAAAAGAAAAGGAAAGGGAAGATTAACACCTTTACCATCAGACACCGAATACGAGTTTACTAATCATTAAACTGTGACACTCTAAGAACTGGCACAAGGCCCCCTCACTCCCCACCAGTCTGCCCTTATAATAATAGAGTCAACCAAATCACTCATGACTCTTCAAAAAGAAGAAATCAATCACTTTATTGATTATGTGATGGATTTTTATGGTCCAAATGGTATCTATCCCATGGGCGCCAATCGTACCATCGCTCGCAAGGCGACCAATGACATCATCAGGATTCATAAGATCAAAGGTCAAAGTTTCCTTGGTGACAGTTATGATCGTGAATTGGTGAGAGATCTTATGTGTGACAAGTACAATCTGCAACCTCAATCATGAATCTCTACATTATCAAAGAAGTTCTAATTGATTATACCAGTGGTATGGTTGTAATCTCTGCCGAATCTAAAGAACACTGCAAAGAGTTGTTCATTAAAGAGTTCAGTGATTATTATGAAAAAGAGTTTGATGAGTATGCAACTTTCAAGATTATTGAAGGTGTGAATCATCCTGCTGGTATTGTAGATTATGTGTATGGAGGAAGTTAATGATTAAGTTCTTATTGAATCTTACACCAGTTAAGTACGGATCTTATACTGCTAAAGGTAATCAGATTCAAAGAACATTCTCCAATGGTTTCAGTTACATTGCTTCCGAATGTAAGTCACCAGCAGAAGCACAACGGATTGTAAATGATCTCAATCAACTCTCAAACAAATGACTGACGCACAAAAGATTGATGCACTGACTGAACTTCTCAATGATGTAATGCACACTCTGAATATGAAACAATACTGCATTGATGATCCAACTGAATCTCATCAATGTGAAGTGGAAGCAGATCAGTTTCATCAAAAAATGCTGAACATTCTCCATGACTAAAACC